CTCATGTTATCTATATAACTGCCTATAGTAGACGCCATATCACGTATTATCTTCTCTGAGTTGGCGTCATAGGCTGCGCTGATAAAAGGCTTTGGCGCTATGGCAGAAGTCATTTTTGAGTCTTGCCCTTTATCTCTAGCCACTTTTGCCCCTGAAGAAGTTGAGTGAGGTTGTATCCCCATCTCATACCAGTACGCAAGCTGAGGTCGGCTAATAGCGTGTTTCTCGTCGTGGCCGTGGGCTATCATTACATGGTCTATCTTGAAAACCCCAGCAGTACCGAAGGCTGCATTACCTTCTCTTTTTGCCGTATGCCCTATAGATTCTTCCATAGCACCAGTAGCGTACTTACGGTGGAACATAGTGCGGAAGTTACTTTTTATAGATGCTTCAAGTATCTGCCCAGCTCGGTCAACGGCGTCAAGGCTTGCTTGCCCTATGCCCAGCCCAAGGTCTTCTAAGTCACGTACCGTCTCATCGAGACCTGACAAGGTAAGACCTTTATCAACTAACGGCATTAGCTTGAACCTCTGCCGTTACGATCATTGAGCGCTTAGTCTCATCAGGACGTATATGCTTGATATCATAGGTACGCCCATCCCACTCGACAGACATGTCGTTATCAATTTCTGCATCGTAATACAGCATAATGGTGATAACTTGGGAGGTAAGTACTGTGCCGTACTGAGAGGATTCACCGCCGGATGTCACTTTTACATCTGCGCGGGCTGACTTAACCGTAACATCGCCTTGTAGCTCGCCCCACTCATCCGTCATGGTGTTCTTCATGAAGAATGTGACTTGGTGGCGTAATCTACCGGCGCTTATAAGGTTACGATTCATAGTACTTAACCGAGTTGAGTAGTGCGGTAGAGGTGATCGGCATATTCGCCACCGTCATACCAATAGTCACATCTTCACGCGAGTTATATTGAGTACTTATAAGGTATAGAACACCCTGCTTAACCGCTTTGGGTATTTCTGTCATACCCGCTTGGTACACTACATTGTACTCATATATGCCTTCCCACTGAGGTTGAATAGTGAGCTTCTGGCTAACAGCATTGAAGCGATATTCATCTGCTGGAACGACAGTAGTGTAACCTAAAGAATCTGTTACGCTCACTGAGGTGACGGAGGTTACGCCGCCACCCCAGAGTTGAAACGACGACTGATACCCCTCGTAACAAGCTGTTACGTCTGCAACTGATAACAGTCGGTTGACGTAATTCTGAGCAAGTTCCGTACTCACACCTATTAGCGAGTGTATATACTCGTCGTCGATATCGAAGCTAGACTCAATATTTAATTGAGCCTTGGCTTCGTCGAGCGTAACAACGTCGGATAATGCTTGATTTGATACGCTCTTGTACATCTTTACGCGCCTGAGTTAGTTGTTGCAGACAAACGATGATCGCGTCTGAGTTCTGAACCATCTCAAACATCTCTTTGTCGTACTTGATAACTGTACAGCCATCAACAGTGTATGGGTCGATCAACATCTTGTCGATGTCACCATCGTTGATAGCATAGGCTAGACCTAAGTTACCGAAGATAGCGAAAGTAGAGTTAGCTGCAACATCAGGCATAGTGTCATCAATGATGACAGGGTAGCCGTTAAGTACAACACCACCACCTTCACGGTAGCTCATCTTGAAGATAGGATTACCTTCAGAATCACGAACCTTCTCGAAGACACCCTTAGTCTTACGGTTCATGTACCACTTAGCACCAGCTAGGTACATGGTAGGGAACTCGTTAGCTACGTCGATAACGAAGTCAACGATCGCTGTGTCGTCTGCACCGATAGCACCGCTAACGCCTGTAGATTTAACAGGGTAGAAGTCAGCAGGACGAGCGTTTGCAGGATCAGCAGCAAGCGTAGGCTTGAACGATTCACCAGTACTGTCAGTGATGTCAACACGGTTAGAACTTAGGATACCGCGAGCTGACTTAGTAGAGCCGTCACCGAACAATACTTGGTTAGCAAGGTAGATGCTGATTTCACGACCTAGCAAGCTAGTTAGCTGGCCATAGATGTCGATGTCAGTACCGTACATAGCTTCGTCAGTGATACGTGGCTTGGCGTTAACCTTGAACGTACCAGAAACGACTTCTTTGTATTCCTGAGTAGTTGTTTCAGAGATAGAAGTACCGGCGACGTTCTCGATACCTTCCTGAACGCTTGGGTAGCTAACAAGAACTAGCTCACGGTAGTTACGAGTCATAGAAGACTTGCGACCTACGTTCTCTAGGATCGGGCTGTACTCACGAGCGTACTCGATAACATCACGAGATAGAATCTCAGCGATTGCACGACCACCGTCATCGGCGTTAGTGATGTTCAAAGCCTTGAACTTCTCTGTGCCTTTGTCAGCAACATACTTGTACAAGTCAGCGGCAGTACCGTTCTGCTTACCGCGCGCCCAATCAGCAGTTACTTTAACAACTACAGATTTAAGAGCTTTCTGCTGGTCTTCTTCAGTTACAGCAGACAGTGGAGTCTTAACTTTAGACTCAAGATCAGAGATTAGGTTCTTGATCTCTTCAGCTTCCTCAGCACCGATAGCGCTTTCAGCTTTGACTTCAAGTTCTTTGATCTTAACGGCGGCTGCTTCGTTAATCTCTTTTTGTTCGACGATGGAGGCGTTGGCGATCTCAAGCATCGCTTTCAATTCTTCTGGTGTCATTAGACAACCCTCAATAATGGTTAATATAAGTTTTGTATCACGATGCTGTTGATCCCCAACAGTTTGCCACGTTGATCCCCAACGTACAGGCAATAATACTACGACAATTTAGACATAGCGGCAAATACACACTCAGGTGCTGGCGTTGGGTCATACTTGCTGGCAATCTTCTCGGCTTGTTTCTTAGATAGCCCTTGCTCACGAAGTAGCTTCTCAAGATCGCGTTTGGTAGGAAGCTCGTTCTTGTCTAGCATGGACTTGATACCAACTAAGCGGGATTCTTCATTACAAGCGAAGTTCACCCAGCTTGTCTCCTTGATATCTACTTCTAGGAGATCGTTGCAGCCTTTCTCAGAGTTG